TGAACGACTAGTACCCAAGCCCCTAAACTACAAACGACTCGATTCTAGCCCCCTTCGGGGGGCTGGAATCACTACTTCTTCTCTCTATGCGTAAGCCTTAGCCGCCAAAAATAATAACTCTCTTTCAGTCAGCAACAGGCTACCTTCGCACGAATTTTGAAAATTTTTTTTTAGAAAACATTCATAAAGTGGCGTGTGTACCGTTAACACAATGGAAGCAGACGAAATCCTATCGAAGCACGACATAAACGACCACCCCTCCCGAATCGCATTTGCCCGATTCCTCAACAAGCACTATCCCCAAAAAACAGTGAAGGGGTGGGAGATGTACCTTATCCGTAGCGCACATGAAAGCAACGCCGATACTAACACCTACTATTACGATGAGGAACTAGACCACTATACAACCCAACTCTCGTCGGGTGAAATTCAAATGTCCGGTACTGAACACCGAGAACTTCTACTTGACTATGCAGCACCAATCAGTATGCCTATCGCCACAATCTGTACCAAGTATGACTTGCCACGAGCGCATTTCGACCAGTACCGACGCATACACAAATTCACACGCAATACTATCCCCATGACTAATGAGCAAATCATGGAAGATGAAGAGGATTGGGTCATAAATGAACTAGTGGAGGCTCGTCGTCATACAATGACTGGCAAATTAGCCCGTAAGGAACAACTGCAACTTGTCAAGGATGCTACTAACTGGCGTGAACTAGAGATTAACTTCCTAAATCACTTGCCCGAACTAAAAAAAGCCCAAAGCAAAGTTGCTAAACTAAAGTTCCCCGAAGCAACTAGTCCATACGCTCTCGTAGTATGCCCGACTGATTTCCACTGGGGTAAAGGTGGATGGGCTGATGAAGTAGGGGAGACATACAACTTCGAGGAAGCAAAGCACCGCTTATTCACCAAGACACAAGAACTAATATCTCGTATTCCATCAACACCGGAAAAGATATTTGTTGGCGCAGGTAGTGACTGGTTTCACATAGATAACGACGCAGGAACAACTACCAAAGGTACACCCCAAGATATGTGCGGTTCACCTGCTGAAATCCTAATCACCGGATGCAAACTGGCTCGTGAACATATTGACTTGTTGCGACAGATAGCACCAGTTGAAATAGTAATGATGGCAGGTAATCACGACAGACACTCATCCTTAGCACTAATGATGTATTTATCCGCAGCGTATGAGGACTGTGAAGATGTTGATATTTTAATTACCCCTAACAACCGACGCTACATCACCTACGGTAATAACCTTCTAGGTTTTACTCACGGCGATGGCATGAGTAAGAAAATTAGTATGGGTAGTCTAATGGCAGTTGAAGCAAGAAGAGAATGGGGTCTTTGTGAACACAAGGTATGGTTTCACGGACACCTTCACCATCAAAGGCTACATGAAAAAGATGGCGTATTAATTATGCAGATGCCATCTCTAGCAGGTCACGATAGATACCACGCTCGCTCCGGCTACACTATGGCTAAGGCAGGTTTGGCTGCATACTTCATTGATATGGAACAAGGTTACATCGGCTCACTATTCGCTCCAATCACGGAGAGTGATTGATTGTCACAACTTCTTTATCGCAATCGTAGAAAATGCACGAACTGTGGTCGAGAAACAGACGCTTGTTATACATCATGCAAAGTATGGTGCAAGAAAGAAAAGCGCATGGTCTATTGTGGCTACCTGCGAATAATAAGAGAGTGATAACATGGTAATCCCCAACTTCCACCTACAAAGGTCAAAGCATGACATTAAGCATTTCTATGAATGGTTATCTGCCGAATATGAGTGGGCTGACCACATAGGAGAATGGATGGATATGTACGGTGATAGAAAAGGTGCATCAGTTCACCGTGTCTGTATTATTGCTCCCCGTTCTCATAGTAAATCCGCTACTCTCCGAGTTAAACTACTACACATGTGTTTATTTGAGAAGCGTAATGGTAACCCTATGGAAGTATGGTTGTTCTCCGCCTCTATCCGACAGGCAACAAATCGCCTTGAGGAAATAAAGACTGATATGCGCCGCCATCCCGAATTACGAAAGTATCTCGATGAGCGCAAGTCTAACAAACAAAGAATCTCGTTTACTAATGGTGCTTGGATTCAAGCAACTGGCGTAGGTTCAGCGATTAGAGGCGAGCACCCCGCAGTAGTAGCACTTGATGATGTACTAGCCGAAATGGGGGATATGACTATGGACTCCGTTAGAGAGTGGTTCAAGAAAGTAGTTACACCAATGCTAGACCCGAACACATCATGCTATGTTGTAGGTACACCTATGTCACATACTGACCTATACACTACCGAGATGTTATCGGAAAAAGCAAAACAAGTATGGAAATCCGGCGTTTGGTCGGCATTCCCCAATTGGGATGAATGGCGGGCTGACCCCGATACTGTTTCACTCATACCCCTTTGGCCGGAATTTAGACCTGTCGAGTTTTTGTTGGAACAAAAAATCAGCATGGACGACGACCTCGCCTTCGCCCAAGAGTATCTGTGTAAGGTCGTGGACGATGATGCCCAAGTCTTCAACAGGCATCTCATCCGAAAAAACATAGACATAGATTCCGTTGGAGGTTTTAATGTTCAACTCGATGGTAGTTCCCGATTCATAATAGGTTTCGACCCTGCTCATGGTATAGGCAAAGATTACTCCGTCTTAATATGCTTACGCCAAGATGAGCAAGGTTATATCCATTTTGTTGATATGTGGCGCAAGAATGACTTTCCGCCGGACAAGCAAGCCGATGTAATTATCGAGTGGGCTAAACACTTCAAAGCACCTGTGGCTGCGGAAGATGTAGGTTTCCAAAGATTATACGAAACTGTTATAGAGCAAAAGGGCGGCCACATAGATTATCGTCAGTCCAAAGCATCCAACAAAGGATTGAAACAAGGACTGATGAATCGCTTAAGAGTATGGTTCGAGAGAGAGTTAATAGTATTCCCCTTCGGAAGTGATGACATAAGAAAGAAAGTAGGTATCATACTAGACGAATTAGAAAACCATGTATGGAAGAATGGGGATATTATTGATGTTGGCAAGCATAACGATACAGTTATGGCACTGGCTCACGCAATAGACCAGTTCAAACCTAAGACAAATGCAGCACTACCTATGGCTACTGGTATTACTGGTGGGTGGGATAAGAGCAAAACTAATTCCAAACCAAAAGGCATTAGGCGTAATAGAAGACCTAACAATAGTAAGTATGTGGGCTTTTTGTGATAACAATAATACATCATTAGAGCCGATAATTGCTTGAGAACAATGAGCCAAAAATTCGACATTGATGAGTTAATCAGCCCACTTAAGGGTATTTCGATAACTTTATTGGTGCTAGAAGTACTTTTTTGGTCTTTTACTGGATTTTTGGTATATAAGAAATATAAAAAGCGCAGAATATTAAAGTAGCGAATCGCAAATAGCGCAACACATGGCGTGGTGGAATCCATTTTCTCGAATTGTGACCGCAAAGGAATCACATAATATACACATACCTACTCGTGCTACCGCTAGTAAGCAAAGCAGCACACCATTTAACTTTATTGCGGCAGGTATAGATGACATAGTTAAGAACACCGAAGGGCTTAGGGCTAATCAAGATTACACAAACAAGTTTGATTTGTTTGACAGTATGCTCAACTACGACCCCGAACTCAACGGCGCAGTAAGAACAATCTCCTTAACTGCTAACAAATACAAGTTAGTAGGTGGTAGAAATGCTTCAATACGAAATGCAATAAAATCCTTAGCCGAAGAAATCATTGATTTTGACGATTTACTAATAAATGGCATGAGAAATTTGATGGTTTACGGTAATGATGTATCAAAACTAGTAGGTAAATCGGGAGTTGGTATAACACAGATTCAATCCCTACCTATTGCCCAAATCACTATCCTCGATGATAGACCGGCAAATACACAAACTGATAAAGACAACGCTATTATGGAAGCGAAGACATATGTTCTACGAGAACAAGGTCGAGATGTTATGAAGTTTAAGGCATCGGAAATATTACACATAAGAATAGATTACCGTTCCTACTGGTTTAGAGACAGACTTGGCCGATGGACTTACGGTGTATGGGGTGCATCTCGCTTTGAATCACTACAACAGGCTATCCGAGCAAAGTATAACAGTATGAATAACCGTATAGCATTAGAGGACAGTCTAACAAAGCAATACATTACTATTGATGCGAGCGCAGTTGAGAATATTACAGACCCCGACGAACAACAGGAGAGGCTTAACTATATCATGGATTCGGTAGGTTCACTTCTTGACGGTCTAAGAGCCGACCAAGTTCCTATCCTACCCCACTATC